TTTTATATGGGAAAGGAAACTTTCCATCCAACTTTAAAAGTAAAACAAAACAAGAAAAAATTGATGAAAAAAAGGTCTGGTATACAGGTGCAACTCGTGCTAGAGATACGATTCATTTGTTAACAACGGATTATAAATATAACTATCCATTGGGAGCAGATTATTTAATTTATGTCCAAGAACAAACCAGATAAGCAGTATTATCAAGACTTAAAAAATATGATAAAGAAAATAAAAAAAGAAACTGGGTGGAAAGATATATTAAAAATAACCGAAGAAGCTCAGATAAGATTGAATAGGAAAGAGAAAAAAGATGACACACAAGGACCTCTTTAAAGGAACTACTTACGGTAGTTTAAATAAACAGGTAGACGGCAATCATTACAAAGGTATGAAAATTCAGCCGGCAGAGTTTATAAATGAAAATAAACTTTTATTTGCCGAAGGGAATGCTATTAAATATATTTGTAGGCATAGAGCAAAAGGAAAAGAAAAAGATATAAAAAAAGCTATACATTATTTAGAAATGATATTAGAAAGAGATTATTCATGAGTCATCCTTATGCTGAAAGCAGAAAAAGAGCTAGAAAGAAATGGAGACAAAGTCCTAAAGGTAAAGCGTGGGATAAAGCGTATAATCAAAGGCCTAAAGTTAAGGCTAGAAAAAAAGAATATACTATTCAACGAATAATTAAGGAATCCGCTGCATGAGTTTACAACTCTCAATGAATTTTAAAAAACATATTTGGTCTTGTCCTGCAGAATATAAGGATCTTTCACACGCAAAAGAAATAGCAATTGATTTAGAAACTAGAGATGATGGTATTGCATCTGGCCTGGGGGCAGGATGGGCTACAGGTAATGGTAACATTATAGGTTTTGCTGTAGCAACCGAAGGTTGGCAAGGATACTATCCCTTTAAACATTTCGGTGGTGGTAACATGATACCGGAACAAGTACAAAAATATATGAAAGATGTTTGTGCTTTACCTTGTACTAAAATTTTTCATAATGCTCAGTACGATGTAGGTTGGTTAGAAAAGGAAGGTTATAAAATTAATGGAGAGATAATTGATACAATGGTAGCTGCAGCTATTGTTGATGAAAATAGATTTTCTTATTCTTTAAATGCTTTATCTAAAGATTACCTAGGGGAGATTAAAGCAGAAACAGATTTGATCTTAGCAGCTAAAGATCATGGCGTAGATCCCAAAGCCGAGATGTGGAAGTTACCTGCGGAGCATGTTGGATTCTATGCTGAACAAGATGCACGACTCACGTACCTATTATGGCAGCAACTTAAAAAAGAAATTGTTCAACAAAGTTTAGGAACAGTATGGGAATTAGAATCTAACTTACTACCAGTGCTTATAAAAATGCGTCAACGAGGGGTAAGAGTACAAGTGGAATTAGCTCAACAACTACAAACAAAAATGCAACACCAAGAAAAAGAATTGTTGATGGCAATAAAAAAAGAATCAGGAACAGACATAGACATTTGGGCAGCACGCCAGATTGCCATAGCTTTTGATAAGCTGAAGATAGAGTACCCACGGACTGCAAAAACAAACGAGCCATCATTCACCCAAAACTGGTTGTTCAATTGTAAACATAAAATTGCTAAATTAATTGTTAAAGCGAGAGAAATAAATAAATTTCATAACACTTTCTTATCTTCTATCATGAAATACCAGGTGGATGGAAGAATACATGGCGAGATAAATCAACTCAGATCGGATAATGGCGGAACTGTGTCGGGGAGACTATCAATGTCTCATCCTAACCTGCAGCAGGTTCCAGCTAGGAACAAAGAGTTTGGTCCTATGATTAGATCTTTATTTGTTCCAGAAGAAGGGTGCCAGTGGGGCAGCTTTGATTATTCGCAGCAAGAACCACGAATGACGGTTCATTATGCAGCATCTATAGGGGATGGCTATGAAGGAAGTAATGAATTAGTACAAGCGTATCATGAAGCTAGTGCAGATTTCCACCAAACTGTAGCTGATTTGGTAGGAATTGAGAGATCTCAAGCTAAGACTATTGGACTAGGTTTAATGTACGGAATGGGTAAGAATAAACTAGCTAATTCTCTTGGATTATCAAAAGAAGAAGCAACACAGCTAATATCAAAATATAATAATAAGGTTCCATTTGTGAAGTTATTATCTGATAGATGTATGCAGACCGCAAGTGAGAAGGGTATTATTAGAACTAAAAAAGGTCGTAAGTGTAGGTTCAATATGTGGGAACCTAGAGACTTTGGCTTACACACAGCAGAAACATTTGATAATGCAGTAGCTAAATATGGAAGAGACAATATTAAAAGGGCTTATACCTATAAGGCCTTAAATAGATTAATACAAGGATCATCAGCAGATCAAACTAAACAGGCAATGTTAGCATGTGCAGAGGCCGGCTTTCTTCCTATCTTACAGATCCATGATGAACTATGTTTTAATGTGAAGGATGAATCAATGGCAGATGAAATCAAGAAAATAATGGAAGGATGTATCGAATTTAAAGTACCCTTTGTGGTAGATAAAAAATTAGGAGATTCCTGGGGAAATGCCAAATGATGAATTAGGATATTTAGCTGGAGTATTTGATGGAGAAGGAACCTTTGGTATATGGTCAAAGGGGAAGAATAAAACAAGACAATTAAGAGTGGCAGTAGATATGTCAGATGGCGATACAGTATTGAGATTTCTCACTTTTTTTAAGGAAGGAGCAATCTATTCTAGGCAGCCAAAAGACCCTAAACATAGATTGATGTATAGCTGGAGAGTTACTAATAAAGAAAAAGCTTTAGATATTTTAAGAAAGATGTTACCGTACCTATCTAAAAGAAGACAACTTAAATTTCATGAGGTAGCCAATGGCTGAATTATTAACCACGACTCAAGGATCAACGACCACGGTCCACCCTTGGTATCAATTATTTAAAACTCGATTAACTCACGTAGCATTAGATGAAATTACTATGGTTCCTAATGTTGAAATTACTATAAATGAAGAAGAAAAAAAACATTTTGAAAAAAATGGAATGCTTACTCCTATGGTAGTAGATGAAAATAATTTATTAATAGATGGAGCTAAACGATTAAAATATTTTAAAGGGATAGCTCAGTATGCGTTAGTTTATAAAGCTAAAAATGCAGATGAAGAAAATTTTTTTAAAGCTTTAAATGGTAAGTGTGATGAGAAGCACCCGGATATATTTGATATGTCATTCTTGTTTGAAAAAGATATGCGCGAGTTTACCCTTAAGGTTTTACCCCTTTTAAAAGAAGGAATTAAAGTGGCTCCGATAACTAAGTAACTATACTTGGTTTCTTTTCCTGCTCAACTTTATTTTCTATTTGTTTCTTCAGGTCTTTTATCTGAAATGAGGCCACTTTCATCTCGTCCTGTTGACCCGTAGTAGCCAACCGAGCCCATTTGTGCTCTAAGTTTAGCTTCTCCTGTACCATCGTTTGTAACGCCATTGGTAAACTCCTCATACGTTAGCCGGACACCTTTATCAGCGTAGAATCCACTTTGACTTTGTTTATTCGAAGTGTCTACTTTAATATGTCCTTGTTCAACAAGCTCTGCAAACTTTAACAGAGCCGCTTTATCGTCCGGAGCTTCTACATTCCCATTCAAATAGGAGCCATATACAAAAGCTTGGATGCGATATAGCTTCATAAGTTAATATAAGACACGCTAGGGTTGTTTGTCAAGACTATTTCCATACTATCGCGTGGTTAATAGAGTAGTCTGAGGGGATGCAATTTATAGTCATTTCTAGGACAGGGAGCCCCTGTTTTTTGTGATTAAGCTGTATTTGGGTACCAAGGTACTCAGCTCTGTCAAGACAGCTCTCAACGCTTGTATGTAGTGATTTCTCATATTCGTAGATATTCCTACAGTTTTGTCCATCTATTACTCCCGGACCTGGCTCCACGGCCCAACACATACTTCCAAATAGCAAGTATGTAACAGCTTCTTTCATAGGCAAGCGCTACCAAAATTATGCCACAAAGTCAATTAAGATTCTATGCCTGGTTTAGGTTTAGGTAATATAAGGGCTTCATCAACACAAAAAAACTTAATAATAGTGCCATATTCATTAACTTCTTTAGGCCCTATTTCCTTAGCTTTTTTAATGGCTTCTTCATAGCCAGCTATCATACAATCATAGTGCGAATTATACCGCTCCTCCATAGGAAATGGTTCTAAACAGGTATTATAGACACTGGTACACATTATCATTGTAAGTATAAATTTCATCTTGACTTTATATTATCTCCCATATATATAAGAACTATGAAAATAAAAAGTAAAAGTTCTTTATGGCATAATATCATAGAGCAAGTGGACCAACAATTAAGTGCAATTCCTTCTCATGATGTAGATGGTACTCCATTGGAGGATTCAATTAGATTTGATGACTATAAAGATAGTCTTAAAGAGCTTAAAATTAAAACAGAGGACAATAAAGAAATAAATCCAATTCATACAACATTAGCTAATCAATTAGTGTTTGATGAATTGTCTTCAAGAAGAAGGGAAGGAAATGGAAAATAAATACGGTTGTTATGCGTGTGGTAAAGAGGTTCCTACATTTAAGGAAACTCTTTTAATAATTGCAAAGTTTTTACAGAATCCAAAAACTCCACAAAAAATAATAGACCAGGCACATACTGATCTAGGTAAAATGGGTGATCTGTTAGATACATTAGAAAAAAAAGATTTTGATAAACTTTCTAAAGAAAGAGTAATGGAAGGTAAAGATCCTTTTCAAAAAGAACAAGATGAATTAAAAGAATCTTATCAACAATCTTTAAAAAATAAGAAAGAGAGGACAAATGGAGAGGGAAATTAAAAACGCGTTAATGATAATATTTGCACTTGGTATGTTACTAAGTCCAAAATTATTTTTATTACTTATGGGATATATGATTTATGGAATTTTCTATTAAAAAATTTATAAAAGATTTAGCTATAAACTCTTTGTATTACAGAACAGAAATTATTTGTGGTATAGCTGGATTTATAATTGGTGTTGCAGCAGCAACATTACTATCAAACTTAATTAGATGGATATTCTAATGGCTGAAGATTTTAAAAAATATGGTTTAGATTCTTTTGGGGAAGGTGAGTTCAATCCTTTCATGGAAGAGATACGAAAATTAAAAAAACAAAAGGAGGAAGCAGAAAATGACTTAGCTCTTTTAAAGGGTATTAATTTTAATTCTGATAAGCAGAAGGAGATTAATGCCCTTACTAAACAAAAGCAATACCTCCAAGATCAATTAAGAAAAGCAGGAAATACAATTAAACAATTAACCACGGAACTAGGAACAGCGAATGACGAACTAACAGTTAAAACACTTCAAGTTGATAAACTTGAAAAAATTAGAAAACAAGTTTTAGCCGGCCTGAAAGAAATGAAAGACGACTTAAACAATAATAATAAGGATGAAAATGGACATTAATAAATGGAAGAGCGTAGCTGTAAAGATAGATGACTACAAGCTGCTGAAAGGAATGTGTAAAGAAAAATTCCGTGCACCCGCAGGAATGATTTCTAAATTAGTAAATGATTACATGAAACACATTGCTAAGAAAGAAGGGACAACTGTTGAAGCCCTTAAAAAGAAATATCTCAATGGAGCGAAGGGGTAATTTAGATGGTAATGACTCCAAAAGATATAGAGGAGTATCATAGTCTGGAAAAGTTAAAAATTTTTAAAGACACAGGTTATGATGAGTTTACTGTAAGGTTTTATCATAAGACTAAGGAGCTAGTATTTTTAGTTAATGATGTTGAGAGAAATCGAATCAAGTTAGATGACCCCGACTCAAAATTTGAAGAGTGCTTAAATACAATTAAATCTTTATTTATATCATGGCGAAAACCGATAAATTAATAGAAGTTAAATTATCTCATGACGAGATCTGTGATCTTTTAAACGGGTTAACCGTAAAAGGAATGTCTCAAGGATTGGATAAAGAAGCTAGGGCATTGGGTAGAAAATTAAGTAAAGCTTTGTCAAAATTAGAAAAGGGTGATGGGGAAAAAGCTTAATTTACATACAGAAATCAAGGATTTTCAACAATATTGGAGAGAAGATAAGCCCTGGGGTATGCGATTTAAAATTGCAACATCAGAGAAAACTTATGTCATTGATTGTAAGTGGAAAAATAGGGTAAGATTACCTGATGGTAGAGTTATATCTAATGTACTTGCAAGAAAGGTGAAAAATGGATAAGAAAGAAATTAAGTATGAAATTTGTACTTTTTGTAAAGGGAATGGATACGTTAAAGGACAAATAAATACTGGAACTTGCATCCACTGCGATGGTTCAGGTCACAAGGAACACGGCTCACGGATCACTAATGAAATGTTTTTAAATATTATTAGATACGTGGAAGGTTATATTGATGGCGAAATCGAAGGATGGTATCACTGAGTATACAAAAGCTCTGGTCATTCTTGCGTCCAATTTAAACAAATCAGATTACGATAAAATTACAAGTGTAATGTTTGCTCTGCATAATGGAGTAAGCTTTGGGTATAAACCAGAGTTTGATCCTCAAATGTTAACAGACGCTACTGACTTATATAAATTCCACAAAAAGAAAAAATACTCTAACAACATTGTTAAATTGAAATTAGTCAAAGGTAGTAAAGATGAAACAGTTAAGATATAATTTCCCAATGCCTAAGCAGAGTCATATCTACAACCTTAATTTGTTAACTATACCACGAAAGGAAAAATGGTCGGGCGCACAAATTCACAAAATGATTGAAGACGTGGAGAAACAATACCAGGTCGCCTCTGGATTAAATATATTACCGGAGGTTAAAACCCAATATCGTGAATTACTCACCGACCTTATTAAAACTTATGGGCATTGAAATAGCTGAATCTTTAATAACACAAAATCACCAGTGCCCTGAACAGAGACTATGGCGTCATGTATTGTTAAACGCGGTAGAAGATACCCGTATAACTCAATCAGATCGTAAATCTAGTATATGTAAAATGGAAGCACATGACTGGATAACCAAAGAGAATAAAGATTTTACCTGGATATGTTGGCAATCAGGTTGGGATCCTGAAATAGTTAAAGAACAATACTTTAAAGCTGTTAGAAAAGGTAATATTGTATTTACTCAAAGACAAATTAAATGGGTAGAGTATTACAAATTATATCTAGATCTAAAGAACGAAAAAGACACAGAAAAAAGGCAGAAATTAAGAAAACAAGTAGATTCATTAAGAAAAAAAGTGCTTATTACTACTACTGCGGTAGTTAAAATGTTTACTGTTGAACAGAATCTAGTCCCATGCGGGTAATACTATTAGTAGTAGTTATAATCATTCTAAACACATCATGTAGTAAAATGGACTATAATTTAAATCCATGGACAACGGCTGCTAGGTTAATTGTTAAGACGAGCAATTAAACCTAGGGATATTGCTATCCCTAGGAAGAAAGGAGCTGTTTTATGAAAATAAAAAACAACTTAATATTGAAATACCATAATCTGCGGGTATATGTCAAATTCTCCCTATACCCCTTCTATAGAAAAAAAAATTTAAAAAAAATGTTTTTGTCAAAACTACTAAGAAATTAAGAAAATGGCTTAAATACTCACTTTCTTTAAGAATAGTTTTAAGAAAAATTCTTAAAAAGTAAGAAAAAATAGGTAAAAACCTAGTCTCTTACGGGGAAAAAATAGAAATATTTCTTAAAAAATATTTTGTGCTATAGTGAGGGTATATGCCAGCAAAAAAGAATGTAATGAAAACTACTATTGAATTGACTCCTAAACAGAGGACGTTTGTAGATATATTGGTTGCTAATTGGGGACAGATCTCCAAGGTTGAAGCAGCTCAACGGGCTGGATATACATCTAAAAAAGCCGAAGGACCTACTGAGACAGCAAGCAGGTTAACTAATCCGGCTCAAAACCCACATGTGTGTAGATACTTAGAAAAAAGACTACAACAAGAATTACAAAAATATGAAAAAGATAAACTAATTGATTATAAGAAATATGAAAATTTAGGTGATCGTGCTGCTAAAGCCGGTCAATACACTGCAGCGATAAATGCTTTATTTAGAAAAGGACAAATGGCGGGATTCTTTGTTGATAGGAAAGAGATTAAACATACAGGTCTGGAGGGCATGAGTCGTGAAGCGTTGGAGAAAAGATTATCAGAACTCGAAAATAAAATCGGGGAAGGTAAAGAGATCATTAACGTTACGCCAAAAGAAATTGCTGGCTGATCCTAGTAAATTCTTCCAGGTGTTTAACGAAGTACATAACTCCCACATGACTACTACTGTGGGATCAGTATCGGTGAGGATAGATGAAAAAAAGAATTAATATAAATAAAAAAGCTAAAGTAGAAATTGACCGGTATCCTATGGTGGAAGTCCACTGGAGAGATATTGTGAGTGATTCCAGTTGGCAAAGCACAAATCATTTAATGAAAGCACAGCTCCCTACTTGTGTAACTAAGGGGCATTTATTATCTCAAGCTAAGGGTATGACTAGAATATTTGGAGATTTTTCAGTTAAAGCTAACTCTGATCCGGAGGAAATTGAGGAGATTGGTAACACTACAATCATACCAAATTCAGTAGTTGTAAAGATTAAAAAAATTAAAACTTGATCTGTTTCACGTGGCACAAAAAAGAGAATCTAAACTCTGGCAAAGAATAAAAAAATTAAAGCTTGATGCACAAATTTTCCGCATAGAATCTAATACAATTAACGGAATACCTGATGTTTATATTTTGTATAAAGGTCGTACTGTTTGGTTAGAACTTAAATCAAACGATCTCAAGAATTATGGTCTGAGCAAGTGGCAAATCAATTGGCATTTGACGCACTTGAGAAATGGTGGCACAGCGTATATCTTGGGCTCGGGGGTCAAGCACCGAGCCCTTAAACTTCTAGAGATTAAGGGAAGGGGAGCCGTGGGTCTCGTCTCGGTAGTCTCGGATACTGAAGCTGGATTACGTAAACTAATTCTCAGGGCCCTGGGACCAGCTGCCTCCTGAACCGGAACTGGTTCGGGTTTGCTCGTTCTCGTTCTCGCCTCGTTTCCCGTGCGCCCTCGTTAACTAAACGTCACTGGTCCGGGGCTCTGCAGCTCAGGATGCACAGGATGCAGGTGAAGCTCACGCTTCTCGTCTCGCCTCGCCTCGTTTGAAAGGCGCGTGGGAAGTAAACTTATGGGCCCTCTGGAGCTGCCTGACCAGCGTGCTTCGGGAAAAATTTAGGGCTTGACATTATCCCACGATATCTTATATATAGAGATGGGATCAGAGGGGAAACCCTTAAACAGTAAGTAGTATGTGGTACCTAATAAAAACAAGTAAGCTACTCATCTGGTCTCGTTTGAGTTGAGCCACTAGGTTAAACGAAGGTGCAACTTAATTGCGCGAAGCGACGGAGTTATCCGGATCAGTCTTCGCGCAACTGATCCCAGAGTCCTACTTCCGCGCCGCGCGTAGAAGTGGTTATGCATAGCCCGTAGGGCTCTGGGATCAGGTTATAAACTGATAAGTGTGGATGGGTTCGCCGATGTATCGTTAAACATTTGGAGGCGATTAAAATGTCCAGATTGGGAGTGATGGTCCCTTTAAAAAAGCCCCCCACGCGCACAAGAATCTATCGGAGCTATTGGTTTGATCCCGATGTTATCCGATGGGTTCTCGTCTCGTCTCGCCTCGTCCCTTTCGCCTCGCTTCTTTAAACTAAACAGCATCTGCAGCACCCCGTGCTTCCCACAGGGGGTGGACACAGCTCTTACCCTGAAGTAAGTTGGAAGTTGAGGCGTGGGAATTTTATTTTGTTAACTTTTTCCTTTCGTTCTCGCGCCTCGCCTCGCAACAAGCTGGTGCTTGGGGCTTTCAACTAAACTACTGGATCCAGACTCAGGCAGCTCCTGCTTCGAAAAATAAATTCATTAGGGGCTTGACTTCCCAGAAAGATGGGATATATATACCCTGAGCTCACAGCCAGTGGAAGCGAGAGTGGAAGCTGGTTGGGCGCCCTGTGGCCCATTGGTCTTGGACGCTATGCGCGACATGCGCTAGATATAATTCCGGGTGAGACCTACCGGAAGCCACATATAATTTAAAAGGAGAAACAAATGAAAATACAAGAGTGGCTTTTAGCCAAAGAAAAAGAAGAAGGTAACGGTTCAACATTGATCAAGGATATCGCGCAGCACGGATGCCAGGGCGGTGTCCCCGGTATAATTTACTACAGCGAAACGTTAGCATTCTATGCAGCGCATGAGGAAGAGATATTTGAGCAGCTGGAGGATTACGCAGAGCAGGAAGGCCTGAAGCTTGGAGAAAAGGTACAACAGGTTGCACGGGATGCCGGCTCGTTACGTCAACTCAAGAATAATCTCGTTTGGTGGGCTGTCGAGGTCCGGGCCCAGCAGCTCCTGGATCAGAGGGCTGCAGCGTGATGCTGGTCATTTCCCTGTTGCTCTTAGTTGCATTCTTTTACCCATACCACGCAATGTGGATTTGTGCCATCGGCATGTGTTTACTTTAGAATCATTCTAAACTGGCTTCTCGCCTCGCTCGCCTCGCTCGCTTCGCGCGCGTTTGGTAAATAGATAGATCCCCGCTGGAGCTGCAGGGGCTCAGGAGCTGATGCACAGCGTGTTCTACTAGCATAAATTATTCTTTATTTTTTATGTTGTAAATGGTTTGGGATATGATAAGACAAAAGAAAAAGGAGAAAATATATGTTTGATGACTTAAAAGAAGAACTAATGAGACAAATGCCTATTCGATATACTAGGATTGTTCCATTAAAGAAACCACTAGAGAGCATAAACGATATGCACTCTCTCGGTTGCTGGACTGCGATAGACTTATTTCAGTTTAGTAAAGAAAACCAGCACGACACACCAGCACTATTCCTACTGCCGTTTGATAGGCAACTTATCAGCGATAGATTTAAAGAATTTCTTACGCATGGGGAAAAAGCTGACCTAGTAATTGATGAAGATAAATCTTCTCGCTATGGTGCGTTGCATATTATATGTGAGTTCACAACAACAATATCAAAAGATATGATTGTGCCTATCATTAAGGGTATGCTGAAAGATATGTCCTCGCCTTACTATTCATTTATCTCGGAAACTTGGGTGGTTAAACAAAACAAGCCCTACGACCGTGAGCAAGACGGCATGCCGTCCGACCACCCAGATAGAAAGGAAAAGCTAATCATCTGCACATCTGACCCTACGCAAAATATTATGACTATGAAAGATATAGAAGATGATAAGTTGAGTGGGGGTGGAGAGTATCAACGAACTAAAGCTGACATATCGGTTGGACGATTCTCGAATTTGTTCCAAGACGATTCGGAACATACAAGACACTAATGGGGATAGTGTGCCTTGCCTCGCCTCGCCTCGTGCGTGGTGGGGTTTGGTGTTTATTAAATAAACTATGTGCCTCCCACCCACAGTGGTATCTGGGTTATTGATTCAACTATAGGTTGTGTGAATAAAAAAGTTTAATTAAGTGTTGTATCTTATCTTAATAAGATATAGATTTGCATTGTCATAAATAAAAAACAAAGGAGTAGTTTATGCCAAAGCAAAAAACAAAACCTAGTTTAAGAATAGACAAAAAGATTAAGACTACAATCTTGAACTATGGTTTAATCAAAGCCCAAATTAAATCTTTGACTAAGCAAAAAGATTTAATCAAAGATGAGATACTTCCATACTTTGAAAAGACTAATGCAATTATGTTAGTTGGTTTAGATAAGTATGAGGGTTATGCTCAAAGAGTAAAAAGAAATAGTAAGAGGTTTAATCTTGCTAAGTTCAAAGAGCAAAACCCTAAACTATATGCTAGTTTTTTAGTAGATAGTGAAAGTGTTGAAATCAAAGTAGATGTTAAGCCAATCGAGGTTGTTAATGCCCAATAACAGTTTAATAACTTTGTTAGGTACTGACCTAACTACTACTAATGTTGGTCGTGAAGTTGAACGACCAACACAAGCACAAACACCAATAGAGAAAAAAATAAACTATCAACTATTATATAAAATGGTTGAGAGTTCAGTTGAGGAAATTCTTTTAGAATACCCTGACGACCCTATTGTTGTTAAGTTAAAAGAAAAACTTTTAACTAATCTTAAACCTGTAATTAAACAGATACTACCTACTGAATAATTACTATTAGCCACGCGTTTAGCGACGCGTGGCTACCATCTCACCTACCATCTCACCAACTAACCTTCCAGTGAATCACCCTGCTGTGATGCACTTCAGTTGAAGGAAGGCTCAATATGTAGTACAAATAAGATTGATGACCTACAATATATGGTATGCCGTACAACTACGAGTTGAACAACAACGCGTGAACTTTAAGCGAGTTTTAAACACGCTTGGGGCCCCAAATACTTATGGGACTCCTATAAAAAAATTTTTAAAAATTTTAAAAGTCTAGGAAAATGAATACTGATTTACTATCAACTGACCAATTAAGAGACCGTGTAGAGAAGACTTGGTTACAACATATTAAGCTTTGCCAGGATAATTTTTTATATTTTGTTAAAGAAGTATGGCCAGAATTTATATTTAGAAAAACTAAGGACCCGTCTCGATGGGGACACCACCAAATTATTGCTAATGAATTTACGACAATCTCTAATGACAGTAAAGGTAGATTAATTGTTAATATGCCTCCTAGACATACTAAATCAGAATTTGCTTCTGTTTATTTTCCTGCTTGGATGATGGGAAGAAATCCTAAAATGAAACTTATGCAAGTATCTCACAACACAGAACTTGCAACTAGGTTTGGTAGTAAGGTTAGAAATTTATTAGCATCCCCAGAGTATTCACAGATCTTTGGAGATGTTAGACTACGAGAAGACGCAAAGGCCAAAGGTAAGTGGGAGACCAATCATGGTGGCGAATATTTCGCAGCTGGAGTAGGAGGAGCAATCACTGGACGTGGTGCGGATCTGTTGATAATTGACGACCCACACACTGAGCAAGATTCTTTGTCCGAGGGGGCCATGGAGCGTGCATATGACTGGTATACATCAGGACCCAGACAGCGTTTACAGCCTGGGGGTTCGATTGTATTAGTTATGACTCGTTGGGCAGAAGACGATCTAACTGGTCGTTTACTTAAAGCTCAAAAAGAACCCAAAGCAGATAAATGGAAACAAGTTTCTTTTCCAGCTATTATGCCAAGCGGTGAACCAGTATGGCCAGAGTATTGGTCGTTTGATGAATTAGAAAAAGTAAAAGCTTCACTAACAATTAGAAATTGGTCGGCTCAGTATATGCAAGAGCCTACATCAGAAGAAGGAGCAATCATTAAAAGAGATTGGTGGCAAGTATGGAAAGGTGGTCTTCCACATTTAAAACATGTTATTCAATCCTACGATACAGCATTTTCTAAAGCAGAGACTGCTGACTATTCAGCTATTACAACTTGGGGAGTCTTTAAACCTATGGAAGATGAACCTGAAGCTATTATTTTATTAGACGCGGTTCGTGGTAAGTGGGACTTTCCTGAATTAAAAGTAGTCGCGTTAGATCAGTATAAGTACTGGGAACCTGAATCTGTGGTTATTGAACAAAAAGCCACGGGCCAACCACTCACTCAAGAGTTTAGAAGAATGGGTATTCCCGTTATAGATTTCGTGCCATCTAAAGGAAAAGATAAGCATACTAGGGTTAATGCCTGCGCTCCTATCTTTGAATCAGGCCAAGTCTTTTATCCAGAAGGAGAACGATTTGCCTATGAAGTAATCGAGGAATGTGCTGCTTTCCCTCACGGCGCAAATGACGACTATGTAGATAGTACCACCCAAGCTATGTTAAGATATCGGCAAGGAGCTTTTGTTTCTACTTACTCAGACTGGGAAGAGGAAGAAAAGAAAAACAAAGGATTAAGAATAGTGTATTATTAATTATGGCTGTATTTAGTAAATTTGGGACTCCTTTATTAAACCTTGCCTTTAAAAAAGCAAGAGTAGGAAAGCGTGCCCAAAAGATATTTGAAAAGATTTATGGAGAGAACCAAGCGGCAGGCTTAAGTCGATATTCAGCTTATGATGCTTCGAAAAAAGAACTTATTAAGAAATTTAAACTTAAAATTAATAATAAAGGACAGGTTCTCAATAGAGTTGAAGGTGGAGAAATTGTCATTGGTAAGAACGTAGATAAGGATTTGTTATGAGAAGAAAAATTCTAACAACAGCTATAAAATTAGCTAGAAAAAAAGCTGCCCGCAAAAGAATTAATGAACTAAATAAAGCTTTATCTAAATATCAACATAGAGCAGATCAAACTAAACTTAAAGATATAACTAGACAACAAAAAGCTACAACTCATTCAGGAATAGAAATTAAAACTCAAAAAGGAACTCACTATGGAATAACTGGTCGAACAATGAAAGTTAATCCTGGAGGTTTGGGTGCTATTGTAAAAAGAATGCCTTATGTAGGATCTAGAGAAAGCTGGGGCGAAGAAATGTCTAGAATGTATGGTGGAGTTCATATGAGCCAAAACCCAGAATCAATTAAAAAAAGCATTAAAATTTTAATAGGAAAAAAGAAAAGAAAAATTAAAAAGAAATTAAAAGGAGGCTTATTAACTAAAGCAATTAAAA